GCTCGATATTGTCGAGCGATGCAGGATTGCTGTTATATGCAACTGCAACTGAGATCGTAAAATTAACTTTGGCGCGAATGTTTGATTTGCTGATTGTTTCAAATTCTAGGTAAGGACTATCTGGAACAACTACCACAGCTGGTGGAATAACTGTTTCAGGCACAAACGCATAAACATTTCCTGCAACGCTAGATAATGCAGTTGCTAAAGGTGTGCGAATCTGTTGGAGGATTGTTTCATTAGGCATTTATTGAGCCATGCTTTCGGTGTCAATATAAGAGCCAAGTAGTCCAACGCATTTATTGAATAATGATCTGCCCATTCTAAAAGGTGTAGCTGTAAAATCTACTCCTTCGATTTGTCCTCCGCCTGCAAGTCGGGCTTGGAAGACTTCAACTGAAACCGTGTAGACGGCTGATTGAACAGCTGCATTTCCAACATAAGTTGATCCGCCAGAAAGGGCAGCAACTCCGGATGGGATGACATTAGCCTCGAGTATGTCGGCATTAGTGATCGATTGCGAAAAGGTATATTGTCCAAGATTATCTGCCAGCACAACTCTTGTTCCGTTGTATGGTGATCCGCATCCTGTGATGATGACTGATTGTCCTTCGGTGAATTCATGTATTCCTAGTGTAGTAAAAGTAGCGACATTATCTGTCAGCGATACCTTCTCGATTGGTGCTTTGAATGTAACTAGCATTGGCAGAATAACTGTTTCTGCTGTGTCAATAATTTGATTTAGGTAAGTATCATCATAAAGAGAGGAACTTACACCCAATACGGATCGCAACTGAGTTGCGGTGATAATTGTTGGCATAAATTCCTCTCTTTGACTCCCATTTATAGCTGCCTACCAGCGGGAGCACCAGTAGGCATTAAGGGCTTACTTAGTTCTTGTTGAACCAAACTGCGCCACCAGCAATTTTAACTGCTAATGCGCCGTAGCCATAGTAAGCAACAGATACTTGACCAGTTGCTGTGATGTCTGAACGAAGTTGTAAGCGTGGGCTTTCGTACCATGTGAATGCATCTGGATTTACTACGATCATTGACTGATCACCAGTTGTGTATCCATCAAGTGAGCGAGAAACATAAAGATCCAAGCCAGCAACATTTCCACGAAGGCTCTGAGCTGAAACTGCTCCGCCTGCATTTTGAGGTTGTGAAGCATTGTAGATTGGGCGACCGCTGTCGTTGTAGCCCATGATGTTGCCCCATTGTGTGCTGTTAACAATTAAGTTACGAGCAAATCCAAGTGAGCCAGAATAAACACTTGCTGCTGCTGCTGATGTGTAACCAAGCAATCCTGCTGCTGTGTTGTCTTGTGTAGCTGTTGCTAGTGCGCAAGATGATCCTAGAACTCCTGCAACATAAGCATCAGTTGTCTTTGCATAAGCATATTCCATTTGACGAACTAATTCATCAAAGAATGCTGGTGATGAACGATCAAGAAGTTCAACTGAGAATGTTTGTCCGCCAGCAAATTTCTTAACATCAACCTGAACAAATGATGATGCTTGATCGGTTGTATCAATTGCTGCTGCCTCTGCCTCAAGTGTTACTGTTGGAGCAGTTGTGATTTTAGGAATTTCAAATGTCATTCCTGATGCTGGTAGAACTCCGCGAGATAATGCGTCAATTAAACCACGATCAGCATTTGAAATGCCGTTGATGATTTCAGTTGATTGTGGAGTTGGAATTAAACCAGAGTTGTTGCTGGTTGTGTCGGCAGCCATTACATACTGACGGCTTTCCTCTGAACCTAATGCAGCACGAACTGAGTGCTCCAAGTAAGTTGCCTTTGAATTGATTGGTGAGCGTGGCTTTGTGTAAGCAACTGACTGCGCTGCTACTACTGCCACAGGCTCAGACTTTGCAGCTTCTACCGCTTCGGTTGCGATAGGAGCATCTGAAGTTATATCAGACACTTTGTCCTCCTGTGTTGTTGTATCCTCAGCGGTTGCTTCGGAATTCTCTGGTGTATTTGTTGCAACTACGCTTTCAACTTTTGCTGAGGCAATTGCTGGATCAGACACCAAACTGACTTCCTGTAAAGAACTTTTTGAGATAACCATTGCGCCATCTTTGTTATCCCATGCATCAACCATTACTCCAACAGAAAATCCATCTCTTAATCCTGTGGCTGCTTCCTCAAGAGCATCATCAGCTGCAAAAGTTTTCGCTAACTTAAATGTTCCTTCTAAGCCTTGATCATTTGCAGTAATATCAATTAACTTGCCAAGTGGGCGTGTTTTGTCATGCTCTAATAGCAATTTGACAGGCTTTGAAAAATCAATACTGTCTTTAGCAAATACAGTCTTTCCTGCTGATGTATTTCCTGCTTCGTTCCAACTAACGATAGTTCCAGAGATAGTTCTCTTGTTTGTATCGGCAGCGGTTATTGTTATTGGGAAGTTAATCTTCATCGGATTAAGTCCTCCTCCTCTTGGATTTGTTCGATGCTCATTGCACCGATGCGGTTTAGGATTTCATAAACTTGAGCACGCTCTAATGCTGAACCTCTCAAGAAATCGTCAATATCTACGCGAACCTCTACGCCGTTTGGCACAAAATCCGCAGCGGATAACCTTTGCTCAATCGGTGTTATGATATTTCTCAAACTAAAATCAATAAGGGCTTTGCGCTCCATGATAGTTGTGCTGTATGTCATGCTTGTTGTTTCAGCAGATAAAAATGATGCCGGAATGCCAACTGCTCTTGCAATTTCTGTTGCAAGGTATTGGCGTGCTTCATTTAGTTGTAATTTTTGTGGATCGAAGCCTAATGCAGTTAATTCAACATCAGCATTTAAGAATGCAGTTGCTCTTGTATTTCTAGCAACTTTCCAACTTTCAAGAAGTTTTGTAATTCGCTCTGGTGCAAGATTTGTTCCATTTGATTTTAACACCATTGTAGGAACTGGTTCTTTGGCGTATAATTCAGCCGCCTTTTCTAATTCTTGAGCAGCTCTAATTGTGCGACCTGCGCGATTTAATACACCTTCATCTAATCCACTAAATACAATTAGAGATCCAATGCCTGATGCTGGAACATGCATTCCATCAACCATGTATGAAGTAATTTCAGTTTGATTTGCATTTAGATTGTAAGTAACTCGATCAGGTGCAACTCTTGTCCATGCACGAACTCGACTGTTATCTGATGCAGCATAACTATCTAAGACTTGACCATAAGCAACACCATGAAATAACAAGTCCTCAGCAATCCATGCATAAATTGCTGATCCTGCAATTCTTGGATCTGGTTGCATAATTACTCTTGGTGGATCTAAATGTTCTTTTGTAAAATGATTATATGTTTCTAAAGGTAGTGATCCAATTGTTGAACAAATAATGTTTCTTGCTCTTGCAACTGATGGAACTGACATTGCTTGTTCACGCGTTGCAGTTTGTGCTCCATAAAATAATCCGCCAACAGCTGATTGCAAATTGTAAGGCGTGTTGGCAGCGGCAACATCTGTTTGAATTGTTGGTGTCTGACTTGTCAAAAATCTATCGAATAATCCCATTAGCACATAATATACCATAAAGTCTAGTTTAGGCGATTTGTATGTCTATTTCCGTTTCAGGTTGTGTCGCAAAATAAGTAACTAATGCTGTCGCCACACTTGCACAAACTGCAACCCTGCTGGCTCTCCTTCCGATAATCCAAGAACCATCACCATAAGGCAATTTTGCAGCCGATAGTGTTTGTTGAGTTAATTCCTCTTGTCCAGAATGCTGCAACCTGTGTGAGTTAATTGCTCCAAGCCATCGATCACAGCTCTCTGCATAAATAGCCCCATCCATGTCGGTTGTTTGAATTCCGGCAGAACTTAGGCGACTAGCAACTGCCATGCTTGTTCTTTTGCTAAAAGCCACAGTTTGCGTGTTGTATTTTCTAACATAAGGCGCAATGTCGTTGGCAACTGCTAAATCGTTTAAGCTGTAATCATTTGACCAAGTATGAAGCAATTGCACATAAAATCTTTCACCCGACAATCTTTGAGCAGCAACTAATGCGCCAAACTTTCTATCAGGCGACAAATCAAGACCAAGCCAAGTAGGTTGCTCAGGATCTAGCGGTATTGCATCTATCTGACACATTGCCCACTTTTGCGGATCAATTGCGCTGTTTATTGTATCGACCCATTGCGTAAGCAACTCAGTCCTAACAATATCCGGTGGATCATTGATTGCAGCTTTAATGTTATCTGGGTGAATTGTAATTCCTAAAGATGGGTTGGCTTGAGCAAATGCAGACCAGTTAATCTCACCTGACGGAAGCAAGATTGGTGCATCAGGTTCTGCGCTCCACTCAAACCAACCAATCGGGTCATTGGTCGTAGCTGATGCCAATGCCCTCTCACGCAATTTGTTTAAGATAACTGAATGTTGATCTCCTGCTGATGAATAGACCCATACTTGCGGATTTTTAGCACTCATCATTGAGTAACGCATTGATGACCAAGCATCCTCGTCTTTGTATTCTCTCAACTCATCCATGTGAATTGTTTCTGGTTTGCTTAAACCTCTAGCTGCATTGTTAGCAGCCTTGACAACAAACCGCCTGTTGCCAAATAACTCTATTTCCTCCGCGCCATGTTGCCACCTGATTTTTTTAACTTCCTTCTCAAGTGCCGGATGTGTTTCAATCAAGCCAACAATCTGTCTAAATGTTTCAAGTGATGTAGTAAGTCTGTGAGCTGATGCAAGTTGTAATCCTTCACCCCACACAAACATGCCGGTCAAGATACGCAACATCATAAATGTAGATTTTCCGTTTTGCCTACTGAGCAGTAACCCAACCTCACTTGTTGCCCACCGATCATCGGGTTTAACTTTGTGAGCATGAATTGCAACGAACTTTTGCCAATCCATGAGCTGTATGCCAATCTCAGTTGCAAAATCAATCATTTCTTGACCTTTAGACGGCAAATCATTGAGTTTTGAGCAAATACGCGGTGTTTGCACACCTCCTAATGTCGATTGAGCGTGATCTAGGCTTATCTCACCCGTTTGTAAATCAATCAATTCGATCCAGTCTGATCGTGGCTGATCGAGGTGTTTTGTGGGTTAGAAAAGGAACGGGGGGTCGGTGGTGTCCTTGTGCTCACAAAAAAACGCCCACCCTTAGATAAATTACATCTTCGACAACTTGCAACTAAATTCTCATCACTATCATTTCCTCCCAGCCTACGAGGAACTACATGATCTACTGTTGTCGCCTCTTGATTGCAATACTGACATATAAACTGATCCCTACGCAAAATGCGACTTCGTATTGAACGCCAATGTCTGGTAGATCCAGTATCCCTTAAAGCTGATTTACTCAATACCATCCCTTAATCTTATGATGAGCAAGCGCATTACATGGATTAGAGTATCGCTTCTCAATGTATTTTAATTGCCAATCAATCTGTTTGTATCCATCAACCTTTTGTAAGTATTTAGATCTACCTTGAGGAATACCGTAATGACTACCATTCTTGGCTTTTGGATTCCATCTAGATTCTTTGTAATTTAACTCATCTAAACAATAGAATTGATCAATATCATTAAGCTGTATGAAAGCCCATTGTCTGTAATGATTTGTTTTATCTAATGCTACGGAATCATTCTTTAGAAAGGCTGTTGTCATTACCAATGACAGAGATATCACCAAACCAAACCTTGCGATCTTTCTGCTTCGCAGATCGCCCTTTCGCTCTGAAAGCGAATTTGCGTTTAAGGGTATCACATCACTCCAAATCAATTGACATAACCGCAGGTCAGACGGCAAGTCATTATTCGTAGGTCATCTGTTTCCAACCAAGTTTCAACATAACCAGCATCCATTATTCAACCCCAATCAATAAACATGTATGACATTGCTGATCTACAAATTGCCATGATCCACATTGTTTGCAGCGGATTACAGGCTCTTGAGTGTCAGTTGCCTCTGCTAAATTCTTTGTTCCAATAGCACAGCATTTAAGGCATTGGAATACTCTAAAACCATCAGCTGTTGAATAGCCATCCATCCAAATAAACTCTGAGTTAGATGAGCAAAAGTTGCATCTAAACTTAACCACCTTTACCAGCCCATCCTGTTCCCTTAAAGATTGCCGGAACTGCTGAATAGACACGACTTAATTCAAAGCCACATACTTGACAAAGAGGGATTTTGTGCTGCATCGGAAGATCCAATACAATACTCGACCCCTCTCTATCACAAGCGTATTCGTAATTCGGCACTATGGAATTCGATTGATTGAATGACAGGAATAGCATCGAAGCAGATCGCCCTCATGAAGTAATCTGTCATCGTTGCAAGTATCACAAACAATTGTTGATGGTTCTACTATAACTCCGTTGTCTGTAAATTTTGCAGTTAGACCAGAGCCATCAATCATTATCATGTCAGCCATTTATTCCTCCTCTCTGAAGAACCAACTGCCATTTGCAGCTGTAACTGCCCACCTAGCATTGCATTGCTCACCTTTTGGTGCGCTGCAAACATAGCCAAAATACGGCTTACCAGTTTTAGCAGTTCCTTCTTTTAATATCATTAAGCCATGTGCGCATTCTTGCTGTTTAGGTTTGGTCGATAAGGCTTCTGCAACATCACCGACTGACCAAGTTGTCGGTTCGCTTGCTGGCTTAGCATCATCTGCAAATGACTTTCGGAGTGCCATTTCAATAATCTGCGAATTGCCACTCTTGCCATAAATGTTTTTAATTGGCTCATCATTAACCTTTCTCATGTCATCTTTTGTAGCTGTTTTGTCTGATCCTTTGAGAATAATTATTGCCCTCCCAAGAGCAGATGTAGCCGTATCTTCAACATAAAACTTTTTCATGTTTTGGATATAACTCTCGCGTGCACCAAAAGCAATGTTTGAAACGCATGGTTGCTGATCTTTGCTATCTCGCCACAAAGTTGCTTGCACCAATATATAACCATTGACTGCATCATGGCTTATCACAGAAATATCAGATCTTCCTTGAGGAAAATTGGATATAAACCATTTGTTCAAAGTAGCCACATCTTCATAATCTGCCAAATTGAAAGCCATTAATTAATCCTCCCAGTTTTCATCTTGGACTGCATCAAGCACAGTTTTATAGACAGATCCATAGGCAATGAAGTCTTTAATGCTGTCGTAATGATCTGGGGTTTCACTAAGCCTAGAAACCTTGACCAACGCCATACATAAAGCAGCTTGATGTGGTGTGATTGGGAAATCGAGATAAGCAGACCATAAGCCTGCAATTCTTTTGTGGTTATAGTATGGATGTCCGTAAACACTTCCGCGCTGTTGGATCGTAGTAATGACCTCATCAAACAGGGTTTCAGTTTTTGTCATAATCAAATACTTGATCTCGCTTGCTATCTGTGATCCTGCGGTGCATATCGTAACCATCTTTACGACCTTTCCAATATCCTGATTGGAATGCGTTATCTTTGATTGTTGAGTAAATGCCCCAACCAATAAAATAACCTAGCACGCTATAAAGCACTAGCCAGCCTGTTGTTGTTTCTACCATGTTGCTCCCTTACATATCCACAACGGTTGTGAATACATAAAGTATGACTTAAAGCAATGACCTTTAGTTAATTACTTTCGGCGTGTTTTATAACGATTAGATAACGCCAATATCCTCAAATTCATCGATATGATCATCAATCGAACGATCCCGATAGTCGGTTTCAAGCCCCATAAGTCCTTCGGTTGTATGTAAAACTGCCATCATGATTAACTGGGATCAGCTCTACTTGATGTCCTTTATTGCCAAAACTGAGCACAGTAAAGCCCATGTTCCAGTCGGCTGAATTGTATTTGAGATAAGAGGCTTTACGCATATCCATAAGGTGCCCTGCCTCAATGCCCCAAATCGTTGAATAACGCCCGTTTAAGCCAGTTTGATGCCTAACTGCACCCTGCCTATGCGAGTGCCCACAAACCACGCTAGAATGCCATTTCTTGGCTAAATTAAGCCCTGTTATGCCTGCGTGCTTAGACATGTTGCCCTCATCGCCATGAGCCAAGTGCCAGCCCTTTTCAAACTCGTAGGCTCTCTTATGAAATCTAATTCCTAAGCTGCTGAAATCCATAAACTTATCGTAAGCCAATTCCGGTAATCCAATAAGTGATGGCGCACCTTTAAGCAATGTTTGATAAATGCGATCCGTATGATTTGATCTGACTATATCTGTCGTGCCTAAATCGTAGAGAATTTCTTGCCCTAATTTTCTTTCTTCGTCAAGTGTTTCTGCAAACTCT